CCTACTGCTTCTGGAACCCGGCCCGGATTTGGCAGCCGTACCCGTCCCCCGCAACCGAGATCACGGGAAACAACACGTCCCCGGCGGTCACGTCGTCATGCGCCGTGTCAATGACCCTGGGCGTGGCCGCTGTCGAGGAATCCGTCTCGTTCACGTCAATGGTGAGGGCCGTGGAAAGCATGTTTTGGCTGTCCGTGGCATTGTACAGATTCACCGTCAGGGTCCCGGCAGTCGCCGCCGTCAGGCCGTGGGCCTCGATGGCCACCAGGTTCCATGTCCCGGACTCGGGCCAGACCACGTAGCATTCATCCTTCTCGTGCGTGGAGTTGACCGTCTCCGGGGGAACCGCGTCGAAGACCACCCACTTGGTGCCCAGGGGCGAGGAGTACGCAGCCCCCGGCGAGAAGGCGCGGGAGTAAGCCGTTGCGTCGGATTTCTCGGTGGCGTCAGCCCACTCCATCACGCCCGTCGCCGAGGTCGTGGCGGCCTGCTTGATGTTCCCGAAGGCCGTCGGAGCAGAGTCCACGTCAGAGAGGTTGTCGGACTCGTTCAGGTACCGGGCGTCCCCGCCGTTCCAGTTGGTAGCCCACCCGCCCCCGGCCCACATTCCGGCAAGGGCAGGCGAGGCCGTCAGGAGGATCGCCAGGACAATGAGAAGTCGTTTCATGGGAGCCTCCCTTATTTCGCCTTGGTTTCGAGTGCCAGCGTCCCGACAAATGCCGCCGAACTCCCGCCGCCGGTTTCCGTGATGGTAATCGCCAAGTATTTGGAAAAGTCCGGGAAAAACTGGAGGATGAACCGGCCGTCAGACTCCGGGCCGCTGGTCGCCGTCAATCCGGCAGCGATGTCAGATGCCCCCTGTGGTTCCCGGTAGGTGATTCCATCGTCGGAGCATTCGTATTCGATCTTGACGGTCCCCGATCCTGTCACGCGTCCTTGGAGGCTGAAAAGCCCCGTGGCCAACGTGACGTTCACGGCTTTGGAATAGGACCCGGACGCCGCGATGGTCCCGCTTGTAATCGTTACGGTCTGCACGTCGTTGGCCAGGGCCGGGGCCGCGATGAGAAAAAGTGCGAAGGTGCAAAGGGCCAGCCGTTTCATGTGATCCTCCTTCATTCTTGCCTCTTGTAGCTCGAAGCGCCTGTTATGCCAATTGATATGAGTTTTTCCCGAAGTGTTCTTTCTACGTATTTCGCGCCCGAGCCCTTTCGGGCCATAAGAAGGGCCTCGGCAAGCTCAGGGTCGTACATGGCGCGGGTCAGCAGGCCCTCTGTCTGCTTGAGGCTAATTCCGCGTAGGACGCTATACCCTTTCCGGGCCAGGTCAACCGGGAGGAAAAGCCGGCCGCCAACGAACTTCACCCCATGGCCGGCCAGGTCCATGAAAGCCTGTGCCGCCATGAGTTCGGCCGTGTCGCTTCCGCCCTTGGAAACCGGTCCGATGGACCGGGACGAAATCTTGATTGCCTTCTGAACGTCCAGGAGTGCCTTCAGCTTGGCGGGCTCGTCCCTGTAAAGCACCTGCATGGCTGGCCGGTATTTGTCCAGGGCCTTCTGGATTTGTGCCGGACTGACTACTGCCTGACCGCTCAGGGTTTCGGCTGTGGTCTCCGACCTCTTGATAATGAAGTCTTTGAATGCGTTCTTAAGACCGGCCAGGGCGTTTTTGTCGCCCTTTACCTGCTCCATGAGGCGAGTCATAATCCCCGCCGTGTTCTTGGGGGACAGCCCCTCTGCCCCAGAAAAGGCCTGCGCGATTGCGTTTTCCGGGTCCGAGTTGAGCATCTTGGCAGCGGCCGACCTGTTGAACCCCGCCTCGGCAACCTTCGCGGCTTCCAGCGTTTCCTGTGCCCGGCCTATGTTCTCAAAGGACTTTGTAAGCCCGTACTTGTCCAGCACGATCTTGTTCTTGGCAAACCACTGGTTGAAGGCGTTTGTGACGATTTCCTTCGTGGTGGGGTTCACCGCGTTTTTCTGCATGTCGGTGGCGACGAAGCCTTCCATAGCCTTCCCGGCCGCCGCCTGGTCCCCAAGGGCCTTGATAAGCTGGTCGGCGTTGCTCGGAGTCATAAACCGGCTTGCAATCTGCTCGTCCGGGATTGCCCGGGAATTTGGAGCACGACCGAATTTCATGATGTCGCGCACGGCGCCTCGGTCGAATCGCTCAAACTTCGTGCGGCTGAAATCCCGTGCGGTGCGGATCTGCTCGGCCACATTCTGCGCCGGCTTGGACTCGGCGAGGATCTGCTTTATTTTAAGGGCCCGGTTTTTCATCCATGCAACGTGATCGGAGTCCTTCATGGGAAGCGTCGGGGGGTCTTTTTGAAATACCCGCTTGTAGTCCTGGACCATTCGTTCCACGAAGCTCGTTCTTCCCTCTTGAACAACCTGCATGGCCTGCATATTTTTCGCCTTCAGGGCCGCAACGACCTTTTCCATGTCCACATTGGGCTTTGCGGTGGCCTCCGCTTTGGATATGTCGCCCATGAGCTTGGCGGCTTCTTCGGAAAGAGAGCCAGGGGACACGATGTTGCCTTTGTAAAGATAGATGTCGCCGGCGTCGGCCGCCTTGCCAAGAGCTTCCATGTCGGAGCGTATGCCATCCTTCAACTTGCCCAGAAAGTGCTTCTCGGTCTGTGTGGCCGCCCGGTCGTACATGGCGCTGTTGATTTCTCTCTCGATTGACTGCATGCCCGCGACGGTTTTTGGTGTTTCCTCGTAAACCTTTGATATTCGCTTTACCAACTTCCGGGCCATGGATGGGGTTTTCAGGACATCCTGAAATGCCGCGTTTGTGTTGGCGGTCGGTGCCCCGTAATTGTCCACCTTGCCCCATAAGGTCCGCTCCTGGGTCTTTATTGGGGCAAGGGCTTCCTCAATCTTCCGAACTATGACGCTTCCGGCCTCCTGCGGGCGCGTGGTGGCCAGCCTGCCGGCTGCGGCCTCCGCCCCCGCCGCGGCTTCCCGTGTTGCGGTTTCGGCCTGGGCCCTCAGGCCCAACACGCTGGCGAGCACGTCGTCAACGCTCTGTTTTCCTCCAAAATTTGTGTCAAGGTAGTCCCGAAGAATTAAAGAGTTCTGGTCCGTGATTTCGGCCTTGGCGTGCGCTGCCGGGGTCCCGGCTTTTCGTTCGAGTCCGCGTTGAATCTGAAGTAGTCCCGGGTCGTTTCTCTTTTCGCCGATTGACGCTTTCCATCCAGGAATGGCGCTTTCCAGGGCGTCGGCCTCCGCCGCGTTGGCGGCGTACTCGGGCGATTTGCCCGTGACCCGGTTCAGGATGTTGCCTGCCCTGCGGATTGCGCCGCCAATAAGGGGCTCCAGGATGTATTTTCCGGCTACTTGGCCACCAGCCTCGAAAGCGCTGCCCTTCGCCACGTCCTCGGCGCCCTTCATAAGCCGTCCGCCAAGACTCGGTGTTTGCTGTCCGCCTCCGTATTCGTCTATGAGGTCGGCAAGCGCGGACATGGCCGAATATCCAAGGCCAGCGCCTAAAATGGTAGGTGCTGGGCCTGCCGCCACATCTGCCGGAGTGGCCAGGAGGCCACCGCCTAAAAGCCCGCCGATTTCAAGACCCGGGCGAACCATTGGCGCCGCAACGCGCGCGGCTTTCCTCATACTCGGCTCCCCGGTTTCCACGGCTGCCTCGAAAAAGCCGGTAGGTTCCGGGCTCGCTGCCCGGGTCATCTCAGACAGCGCCTTGTCCTGCTCGCCTATGGGGAGTTTTGCAAAGTCCGGGTCCATCTCGGAAAGCGCCCGCCTTCTTTCGTTATAAGGAAGGGCCTGAAAGTCCGGGTCTGCAACTATTGTTCGGATGTCGGGAACAGTCACGTTACCACCCTCTTTTCTTTTTCAGTTCTTCCCATGTCCCTGAGGCTTCTACGGGCGCTGCCGGGGCGCTCACCGCTGACTCCTCTCCCCCATAGGATTCTTCCCCGCGCACCTCCGTCCAAGCGTAGGGCACGGCCTTGGAGGCGTCCATCCTGGCGTCCAGGGCTGCCTTGAGGTTGGCAATAGCCGCCTTCAGCTGTTTCGGCGTCCTGTCGGAACCCATGTTCTCGAGTTCGAGCTTGATCCGGTAATCGGAAACCACGGAGGACCCGGACAGAGCCGTGTTCACCTCGACGATGATCGCGTTGCGAAGGGATTCAAAGTCCACGATGGGGACGTTTCCTCCGACGGCACGCTTGACCGCGTTCAGGGGCCTGTCAAGCAACGGGGCCCCGATGCTGTTCTTAATCCCATCGATCTTTTCCATGAGATCGTCGATTCGTGGCATGGCCGCCTTGACGAGCCCGATGGAGCGTAAATTGTTTGGGTTGATCATGTAGGAATAATTTGTTTCGGCTTTGTTAAAATCAAAGTCCGGGTACTTGGAAAGCACGGCGTCCTGAATCTGCGTCAAGGACGAGCCGCGCTTGGACAAAAAGGACTTGGGGGCCATTTTCCCGTGCGCGATCGAGTCGGCAATTCGTAACACTCTTTCCTGCGGGAGAGCGTTGGCCTTGTTCGTAGCCTTCTGGTCCGCCCATGCCTGGGCCTTGTCAAGCCCTGTCTTGTCGGGGTTGGCCTCGGACCACGCCCGGGACCAGTCCGAGTACTCGCTCCCCTGCCTCGGGGGCGAGGCGGTTTGTTTCTTGATAAGCGCAGCCACCTGCGCCCGCTTGGGGTCGCCTTCAGGGAGCCGGTCAAAGTATGTCTGGAGCTTTTCTATCTCCGTGGGCTGGACCTGTTGCGGCTTGGGAGGAGTCGGAAGGGCCGCTGCGCCCTGCATTCCAAGTTGCATCACGCACGGGTCCGTGATCCCGGAAGAAAACAGCTTCTGGATGATGGCCTGGGAGTCGGGGGCAGTCTGCCCACCCTGCTGCTGCAAAAGCCCCGAAAGCATCCCCATCTGCTCCTTCTGTTTCTTCTGCGCGAACATCTGGGCCAGGGCCTGCGCGATGGCGCCGCCAGCCTGCTGGATGCCTCCGGAAAGCTGATTCGGGAGAACAGTCGGGGCGTTCAGGTAGATGGGTGGCATGGTTTCCTCCTATTTCCCGATCATGGCTGCGCCCATGCTGCCGCCCGCGCCAATCAGGTCCCCCATGATGCCCTGTGTCTGGTAGGGCTGCTGGATAATGGGGCTTCTGGGTTGGGCTCCAAGGGCTGTTTGCAGGAATTGTAGCCAGGGGTTGTTGTAGGGCTGGCTGTAAAGCCATTTGTTTAGGCCCTCCTGGTTCTGCTCGTTCGTGATGCCGCGCTCCGTGGCCCCCGCTGTAAGCCCCAGACTCCCTAAGGTGTTCATGCCAGTGAGGGCTGAAAGCTGGTTCTGTTTGCTCTGTTGCTCGCCGCTGAACAGGAGGCTGGCAAGCTGACTCGTGATGTCCGTGTCGAGCCGCCGCCCTGACTCCGCGATGGCGAGATCGGACCCGCTACCACGGCCACGTCCGGACCCGATGAACGATTCTTTGATCTGCGGGAGAATCTCGTTCTGCCAGGTGGACATGGCCGGGTCCTTCACGGCCTTGTTCCAGTAGTCCATCGTGCTGGCCGGGTCGAAGTCCTGAAGGAGCGAGTTGACCGCGTTCCCGCCGGTTCCGAGTAACCCCTGGAGCATGCCAAAAATTTGAGACTGCAAGGGTGACTGCCCCGCAGCTATCTGGCCAGAATAGGCCGGAACCCCTCCGAAAACCCCGCCCGTGGCCATGTTGTTTTGGTTCTGCCCCATTCCCAGGGCCTTTGCGATGGCGCCCGAAACGCCGCTTTCGCCTCCACCCGTGGTTTGCCCTCCCAGATTCACGGGCTGGCCCGTGGTCTGGCCCATGATGGAGGCCAAAAGCGAATTGAGGGCCTGCGTCTGGCCGGGGGTGTAGTTTTGGGCATAGCCCTTGAGGCCGCCCGGATCCGACGTTCCCATGAACGTGTCCTTGAAAGGCCCGAACATCAAATCGCCCATATCCATGTCGCCCATGTCAGACCTCCAATTCCACTATGCCGGTGCGGGTTGCGCCCCATTTCTCGAATTTCTCGGGAGCTTTCGTCCTGAAAATCAAGCCCGATAAGTTGTGTTTCCGGGCCACTTTCAGAAGAATGTTTTTGGTTTCTCCTAAAATTCCCTTGCCCTGGAACTCGGGGGCCACGGCCATCATGTTGACGTGGAGTTTCATATCCAGTGGGTTGGCCGTCGCCCACAAGAACCCTCTGACGTTGTGATCGGTGTCCGCGAACACGCCCAGGATGGAGAGCGGGCTGTTCTCAATGACCGGCGCCAGAGCAAAAAATCTGTCCGCGTCCGTGTCGGGAACCAGCTCCACGAGGGACCGGGGAACGAGCCCCAGATCGTGCACAGGGATGAATTTCAGGCCCGTGCCGCCCTTTTTTTCTTCACAGGCTGTCATTGCGATGGTCCCAATTGTAGTTGATGTTGCTGGAAATCTCGGCCAGGATTTCATCCATGCGCTTGGCGAGCCGCGTCAAGTATTCCCGCGCTCCGGGATCGCGGATTGTCTCCGGAACAGGAGGGAGCCTCCATTTTTCGGGAACCTTACCCATAGAGGCGTCCCCCCATCGGCGCGAACCATGGCATGATGGCGTGAATCTGCACGGGCTGATTCGCCGCCGTGTGCATGATCTTGATGCGATGGAAAGCCCCGGCTGCCCCTGAGAAAATACGAACCCAAGCTCTTTGCCCGGTCTGGTCGAAACTGAGGGTTGCGGTTTGGTATGGCGCGTCTTCATAATCCAGATAAAGGCCAACACTGGCCTCTGTACGGGAATCGCTTTCCACCAGGAGGTCAATGTGCCCCATGCGCGCGCGCCGCCCTTGCTTCGAATATGGGTTCCAGCGCCCGGACTCGATGACCATTTCAATGGACCCGGAGTTGTCGGCCCCAGTATTGTTTAGGCGGTAAACATATCCGCTCATATCCCCGGCCAGAACGATGGGGTATCCTCCCTGGGTCCCTGCGCTACCCCATGCCCCCATCTGTGCGGCCCATGTCCCGGAAATGGCACCCCAGGTGGACGCCTCCGCCGCGGAATACTTCCCGAAGCAGATCATGGGCATGTCGAACCGCGCCCATGATCCATCGGCGTAATTCCAGACCAAGGCCATGTTGGGCGTGTCCTCACCGTTTTCGGGGTACAGAAGCCATGCTTGGCGCTGGTCCTCAAGGTCGTGAATAACGCATTGTGCGGCCTTGCCCTGGTCGAAGGTCAAGGCGAAATCGGGAATCAAATCGTCAAACCGTTTCGCGGCCAGCCCGTCCGTGGTCACCAGACCGGCCTTGCCCAGGGCGATCACGCGATCGCCCTTGTTAAGCACGGAAAAACCGGCCAAACACCCCTCCTCGTTGCTGATACGGTCCCATCGGAAGGGAGCCGCGCTGTCTGCCGTGTACCGGAACATCCAGACTGAGGCGTCGAACCAAACGATAATGTCGTCTCCCAGGTGGGCAATGCCCCTGATCCACTCGTTAGTGGGGGCATCAAGATATTCATCGTTGGTCCAGTCGGTCGGGTCCGCAGCGACACACCACCGGGCGCGCTGAGGGCATAGGGTCCCAGACTCCGAAGGCCGGAACATAATGAGGCGTTCCTTGTGGATGGCCAAAAAAGAGCAATAATCAACGTCGTTTGCGAGATCGCTATCCAGATCGGCCACGAGGTCCGCAGCCGTGGTCCCGTCCCATGTCCGCGTTTGGTCCCGTCCGTTCGCCATGTATGCCGTGCCGTCCCACTGCACCACGCTCAGGAGGTGGGTTTCGTCCCCGGTCCATTGGTCGGAGCCGTCACGGTCCACCAGGGAGCCGCCGCTATACTCGTAGAGCCGCCGGGTATCGGCCACCATCAAGGTTTTCGATCCATCGGTTTCCACGTATTCGAAAATTCCGACAATGGGGTTTCCGGCCGCCGTGTCCGTGAACAAGGAATAACCCAGGCGCTTTTGCAGCACGCCGTCACGCAGGAAGGCGTTCTTCATGTCCGAAAAAGCGTCTTTGGGCAAAAGCCAGGGCTTCTTGTCCAGTTCAAGGCCGGTCCTTAGATCGGCTATGAGATAGGGTTCATACCGCATCAGTTTTCCCGTGCGTCTCGGTCCACCCATCCAAGGGTGGCAATCCTGAGCGTGGTGGGGTTGGCGCTCGCACTGTATTTTATCTGGGCGCTGGTGTTCGTTCTTACCCGGAAAGGCCCGTGTACCCAGGTCACACCTGCGGAAGACGCAAATGTGCCAAGGGGGGCCGCGCTCACCGTAGGATTTTCCGCGTTGGCGTCCGGGCTCTGAACATATAAAAGCGTCGCTGCGGTCGCATGGCCACCAGCCGCATTGATGATGGCCTCCACTTGTATGTCCGTTGGTACGCTAAGGGTGTCGGTTTCAACGCTGGTGCTGACGGTGGTGTCTTCGATGTCCATAACCGGATCGTCCCACAGGAAGGTCCTGCCCACCTGTGAAAAGGCAATGATATTCGCGCTTCCGTCCGTGAGCACGGCCCCGATCCGCGCCTTCTTGGTGTATCCGCTCGGGAGAGTGGCCCGGTTCGCCCAGGTCGTGAACATCACGTCCACAACCGGGGTTGTCGGGTTTTTGATGAGATACATGTGATACCATGTACTCACGGCCACGGAACCGGTGTTCAGTCCCCCGTTACCGGTGCCTACGACCCAGGCCGCGTCAATGCGCTTCACGATGGCGGAAGAGAGATAAATTACCTCGGTTTTCCCGTCGTCCATCCGGCATCCGACAGCCACGCTGATGTCGTGGTCCGCGTCGGTGTCGTTCGTGAGCTGGCACCCGTACCCAGCACCCATGAGCAAGGGCAGGAATTTCAGGATTCCCCCCTCCGTGAGCTGCATCACGTCGCCGTCCTCGTCCTGAAAGTGCAGCTCCGCTTTCGAGTTCACATCCAGGAGGTAGATGGCGCCTTTGTCCGTCCCGGGGGCTGGGGCCGCTCCCAGTGGAGCCTGGAAAGTGATCTTTTTGTGCTGTCCGTGGTCCGCGTCGGTCCCGGCGATGTCCATGTAGTGATCGTTGGCCATGCGCTGGCGCACGTCGGTTTTCATGTTTCTGATCTTGTCGTCACCCTCGCTGACAAGATCGCCATCCGCAGGAGATGCCTCGTAAGCCGCGTTCCACGTCCGGTCGAAACTCATGGTGATGCCTCCGCAAAAGATGCTATTGAAACAGTCGTTTCGGTAAATGACCCGGTCGCAACCGAACCCAGGGCCCATGAAGCTGTCGAAGCCGGGGCTTCAGTGAACGTTCCAGCCCCGGGAGCGGCTTCGGTGAAAGTCCCGGCATCAAGGTCCTGGTTTTCCCAGGTCCGTATCCATCCAGCTACATCAATTTGGCACTCCACGGACCCGGAAAGCTCCAGAAGGCCGATTGTTGCCTCTGCCGTGAGCGTCAGGGTTGCCGATGCGTCTCCGGAAATCCCTCGGATCGCACCGATGTCTGCGTCTGCATCAGCATCTGCACCTACACTGCCCCCCATGTTCCTCCATAGGGTGCTGGCCGCATTGATGGCGAGGGCCGCCGCCGACGTGCCCCGTAATGAACGCATCAGAAGAGCGATAACCGCAGCAATGTCAATGCTGGCCCCAGCTCCCGATCCAATGGCCCGAATCGCTGCACAGATGGCCTCGATGATTGCAGAAATGCCAGCGTCTGCAGAAAGACCCAGGATGGCGATGATGGCCGCGATGACATCGGCTGAAAGATTCGCGGCCGCAAAAAGCTGTACAACGGCATCAATTAGGGCCTCCACAAAAGCCCCAACAAGCACGGTTCCGGATAGATTCCGAAGGGCCTCTATGAGGGCCGCTATGTCCGCCGCGATTTCGGTGTCGCTGTTTAGGCTCAAAACAATGCCGATGTAGGCGAAAATGAACGCCCGTATATCGGCCTCGGTAACAAGCCCCCGGATGTAGTCCGCAATGGCGTCGGAGTCGCCAATAAGGGCCGCGATGGAACCAGAAATCCAGATGGTGTTCCAGGTCATGTCTGAATAGTCGGTCCACGGCCTGTTCAGGTCGGACCATTTCGTGTCGAGGTCCTTCCAGTATTGCCAGGTGGTGATCTGGTCGCCCCAGGTCCCTGGTATGTCGCTCCACCTGATTCCAGGCATTTCGGCCTCAGTCTATGGTGATGCTCAAAGCGGTATCCTTAAAGCGTGCCGTGTCACCGCTCGTAATGGCCTTGCTCGTGTTCAGGCCAGAGTAAAAGAGCATGTTCCCGCCAGACAGGGAGTCAAAAAGGGCGAAATGGCTGATGGTCCCCCATGCCCCCGTGGCCGTGACAAAGGAAATTGCCCCGTTGTTGCTGGATGATCCACCCGAGGCCGTGTTCCATGTGTCGAAGTTCAATCGAGCATAACTGCCGCCGGAAGGCTCTGCTATGCCGCTTGCATCGTCATCCGGGTTTGCTGTGCTCAAGGCCACGTAAATATTCGTTGGAACGGAAAAAGCCCCCGTCCCGAACACGTGGTCCAGCATCTCGTCAGCCAGGTAATCCGAGATTCCTCCGCTCTGCCATGTGATGCTGATGGCTTCGTCCGCAAAAGAAAGCTGGTCCTCGTTTTCGATGAGCTTGGACGCGGAAAGCGCCCCATAACAAAGCATGTTCCCACCGCTCAAAGCGTCGAAAATGGCGAAATGGGAGATCGTGCCCCAGGTCCCAGTGGCCTCCACGAAGTCCACCGCCCCGTCGTTGGTGATGCCCCTGCTCAAGGAGGCGTTCCAAGCGGCATGGAGCACCCGGGCATAGCCCCCCCCGGAAGGCTCTGCCATTCCGCTCCCGTCTTCGGTCGGGTCCGCAGTCGAAAGCGCAATGTAGATGCTCGGAGGCGTGTAGCTGGCCACCTTCAGCACGTGGTCCAGAATCTTGTTCTCCAGGTAATTTGCAATTCCGCCCATGTCAGAACCTCGGCGTCGCCCTCTGTCCCAGGGGCTGTTGCTGTATCTGCCGAACAGCCACTTGGCCACGGTGATACAGGTACATTTTTACCAAAGCGTCAGCCTCGTCATGCTCCCCGCCGTCCTTCAAAATTTCAATGGCCGCGCCATAGGCGATGATGGGCCCGAACTGGTAATCCAGCGGGCTGTCCGTCGCCTCGGAAAGAGCACTTGGCCGTCGAAGGGCCGCGAATTTCAGCGTGTAAACCGCATCCGGAAGCGGGCGCAGGTAAAGCGCCCGATCGTAGGCGAGGACGCCCGTGGGGGTTGCCCGGTCGTCCTCGGTTTCCTGGTCCGGCGGGTAGATGTCAAAGAAATCTGTCCGGTCAGTGAACAGGGTAATCTTGCTCACGTTCCCGTCCGAGTCTTCCAGGGTGACAGGCGCACGCACGGACAAGATCGCCGCTGTCAGCCCATAGTTCCCATCGTCCGAGGCCGTGGTTGCAAGCGTGTACCACGTCTGCAAGCTCTTCAACTCGGCCTCGGACGGCAGGACGTTCCGATAAAAATTGTTGATCTGGTTGTCGAGGTCCGCAGTCGCCAGTTGGCCGGTGCTCGGCCTCCCGGTCAGGCTGCGGACCTTCGTCCGAATGTCTGCAAGGGTCCAGTCCATCAGGATTCCCCTACTTCCCGTGAGTGACCTGTTCCGTGATCGCCGGGGCCGTCAAGGTGGCTGCCGGGCTGGTCGTGCTCGTGTTGCTCAGAGCCGCCGCTGCGGACGTGCTCACCGCAGCCGCAATGCCGGTCATCCAATCATCGCTGTCGGTGTAGGCCGCCGTCACGTTTGCCGCGTTCAGGTGGGTTGTGGCCGGTGTGAAAGCTCCGTCCGATTTCGTGACCGTCACCGTGCCCATGCGAACATGATCCGCAGCAACCGCCGAAAGACCCGCGATTGCCAGGGCCGCGCTGTCATAACCTGTTCCGTTGTCGGTCGCACCGCTAACATCAATGGTGCCGTCCGCCCCGATGTCCAGGGCAAAGGCCCCATATTTCGCTTGCGGGATAGCCGTGGTTGGAGTCAACGCCGTTCCCGTGGCAACAGCGGCCTTGTAATAAGCAGCACCGTTCACGGCGTAGTTGAATGCCACGCCGGAAACACATGTGAGGTCGGTGCCGATGGCCAGGGCCGGAAGCGTGATAAGGTAGTCGCCCAGAAGCTCCGTCCTGATGTCGTTCAGGAGAGTCTTGATGTTGCCCACGTGCGTGCTGTCGGCGTCGTGGTCCGTCACCATCTCATCAACCACGAGCTTTAGGTTCGCTACCGCCGTCCGGTTGGTAGCATGATCCGTGCGCATCTCGTTGGCCAGGGTCCGCAGGGCATCAATTTCGATGTCCATGGCGTTCAAGATACCCGACAAGAGACGTGGATTTTGCACGTTCTGGTTGTTGATGGAAGGCTTGTCGGCCCAGGCCGCCGTGGTGAGGGCCAGAAAAACCGCCAAGACCAGGAAAAGAAGATTTCTCATGTCGTGATTCCTCCTTGGAGGGCGGTTTCCTCCTTGGGGATGCTCCTGCCCTTTGCGAACTGCGCGAAGTCCACGGGGATGCAGTTGAAGCGGTTCCGCCTGCCGACAGGCCGCGAAACCATCTGCCCCGTGTTCTCGTCCTTCTCGAGTCCGTAAATCGGAATGGTCAGGCTGTTCAGGTGCCCCACTACCCCGGAAGGGAGCTCGTACTCCTTGCCGGGAATCAGGGGGCCGAAATTCCGACCTTCCACGTTGAACGTCAAAGGGGCCTGCTCATCCTCCAGGTTCTGAAACCTCACCCGAAGGGAGGGGCCAAAATCGTGCGCCTTACGGGTTGCCGCGATCCGTTCCTTCGCAGCTCTATCCCGTTTCTTCTCAAGGCTTTCACGTGGTGCCATAGCTCACCCTCCTTGTTTGTTGGGGCGGGGAGCCCGTCAAGGCCCCCCGCTTTCGGTTATGCGTTGATGTCGCCGTGGTCCACGTCTCGGTCGGGCGCAATGGCCAGGTAGTAGACCTCGTCCGAATCGTCCATGAACGATGCCGAGATCGTGACCCCCTTGAAGCCGGTCAGGCGGCAGGGATCGGTGTCGTCGTTCGAGGTACCGGCGTCAATCGCGGTGCTGTTGTACTCCGCGATGTAACCGCCACTCGCCTTCTTGACGGGCGTGTCTACGTCGTCGCCGCCGTCGTTGTTGACCTTGTAGTGCCAGATTTCGGCGGAATCGCCCATCTCGGACCACCACTCCAGCGCCATGACCTCGGTGTCAGCGGCGCTGACGTTGACAATCCTGATGTAGGCGGGCACGAAACCCAACGGAAGATTGACGGCCGCTCCGTCTGCCTCAAAGTGTCCTGTTACGATCTGTCCCATGTTGTCTTTCCCCCTTCCGGCCCGTGGCCTAAGAATGCGTGACCTTCAGGATGTGCATGAAGTTGTCGTTGAGGATGCGGGCCACCATCATCATCTTCCAGCCCGCCGTGGCTTTCTGGTTCAGGGGGTCGGCGGTCCCGGCGCTGCCGTATGCCTTGATGATGCTCTGGGCCGTCGCGCCCTGAAGATCCGTCAGCGCGAATGCCTCCTTGCCCAGGATGGGGAGGTAATACTGGGTCGGGCTTCCGGTAGTGTAGGTGCCCACGCTGGAAATCACCCATCGGACACGGCCCGTGGCGCCCCATTCCCCCTTCATCATGTTCTGCTGCTTGGGGTACTCGAAGGCGTTCACGAAACCGTCCACGTCCGCGATGTCGTCAACGAGGGCCGTGCTAAGAATCCCCCAGAACGCTTCGCCAATGGGCGAGGTGCCCACGCCGGAACCGGCCAGAATGGGCGGGGTGTAGAACTCGGCATCGTTCCCCACCAGGGTCTTGACAATGCCTTCGATGTCGGCCTTGGTCAGTTCGGTCGGGGTGTTCCCGTTGCTCCCGCCGCTGGCGTTGGTGCTCGACGCACAGGCCGCCAGGATGTCGCGGATGAGCTGGTCGCGGGTCTGGGCCATTTGCTTGCCCAACTTCTCCGTGGCCACGTTCAGGGCATCGTCCTCCACGGTAAGGCTCACCACATCCGTGATGTGGACGTAGTCGCCGTACTGGCTGACCCGGGCCGTGAGGTCCGTCTTGGAAAGCTGGGAGCCCGGGGGAACCGCCCCATCGATCATGGGCGTGGTCGCAGGGCTCAAGTTGGAATAGCGCCGAAATTTCGCAGTATTGCCGCTCTTCTCGGGGAGCGGTTTTTGGGTTGCGAACTGCTCGTAGACCAGGTTCGGAAACGCGGCCATAAGGAGAACGCGGTCGTAATAGATTGCGACCGCAGGGTCAACCTGGGTCGTGGTGGTCAATGTGTCTGCCATGCTGGCCTCCTGTCAGTGGGTTTTACCCCTACCGCTTGCTTAGCATCTTTTCCCGCCACTTGGAGAAGTCCTCATTGGACATGCTGGCCAGCCTCGCGGCGTCGGAGATTCCAGCGCTGGCCCCAGCCTGAGCCGGGGAGCGTGGCTTCTTCGAGTTCTCGATGATCTGGTTCACGATGTCCAGGACGTTCGCCGGGGGCGCTCCCGCCTGGGGCTGGCCTCCTCCTCCTGGGTTCGGCTGTGTTCGCAGCTTCCCCACGGTGCGGGCCATCTCTACGGCGATCTGCGGGAGATTCCCGCTCTGGAATGCCTGCGCAAGCCCGGGGTTGTCGTTGAGTAGCGGAACAAGGTCCCGCTGGATCGTTTCCTGGTAGCCAGGGTTCTGCACGGCGAAGTTTAGCCGGTCGAACTGCGAGGACAGGGATGACGCAAACTCCGTCATGAGGCGTTTCACGGCCTTCCCGTCCACCAGGTCATCGTCGCCCAGACCTGCGAATGGGTCCGCCGGAGTCTGGGGAGCAGCCTGGTGTTGCTGAAACCCTTGCTGGGGCTGTCCGCCACGCGCCCGGTAAAGCGCTGCCTCATCCTTGGCCGTTCTCAGTTCATCCCGCAAGGCCTGGATCACGCTGACCGGCACGGTCGTTTCCGTCGGCTCCGGCGCTGCGGGTTCGGCTGGGGGCTGAGGCTCAGGCGTGGGGCTGAATCTGCCCGTTGCCGGGTCCCTTACGGGCTGCTGCCCTTGCGGCTGTCCTGCCTGTGTTCCCTGGTTCGTTCCTGTTCCAACAGGGCTTTCGGCCCCTTGACCCCCGGCGGCGGGATCGTTTACGCCCGTTTCAAAATCCAGCATGATTCCCTCCTGCGCCCGTCATCGGTCCATGTGCGGGAGGCGGCCCCGCATGCTCTTCGCCCTTTTCCATGCCCGATCCCCGGCGGCGGGTCGGTTGAGTTAATGCAAAATCGGCATCCCTTCCGCGGCCCGGGCCACCTCAGGCACGAACTGGCCCGGGTCCACGGTTTCGATCATGCGCGGTATGTCTAATGGAAGAACCCAAAGCCGCTCGGCCCGACCGCTCTTGTTGCTGATTTTCCAGCAGATAGTGCCTAACATCTTGGGCGGCTCATGAGGGCAAATTATGACCCGGCTCATGATTTGGTGCGGGTCATTCCGCAGCGGCTTGGTCGCAACCAGAATCCAGTAAAGCGCTCTATTCTGGTTATCATTGACCACCTTCTCCAGGGTTCGGTACAGATCCCGGCCAAAATCCTGGCGGGCGTCTCCAATCAGCAAAGCGCTTTTGGGGTTCGTGACGCCCAGGTCCCGGCCTATCTGGCCAATCATGCTCACACGGTGCCTTTCGTCTGCATCCCGGGGAGCCCAGGTATCCCCTGGCCCTGGTCGGCTTGCAAGCCCTTGATGAACGAGATCACCTTCAGGAGATTGTCCGTTTTCATCTCCGAAATCTCCACGGCGGTCTTGATGCGATCCAGCACGGCGCTGCTCATGTTCTCCTGTGCCTGGGTCCGGTCCCTCTCCGCGTTGCCGTGCTTCTCCGCGATCTGGGCATGGAGAAGGGCGGTTTGTAGCTGCTGGAGCATCTGCATCTGCTGCCCCTGCCCCGCCTGGGCTTGCTCGGCCTCCTGCACGGCCTTTTTGAGCTTATCCTTGTTCTCCAGGGGCGCCACGTCCAGAATCTCCGACCACGGAATCGGGGCGCCCATCTGCTTCCAGGACAGGAGCTGCGAAAAATACATCTGTCTCTGGGTATCGGTGAGCACGCCCTCGCAAGGAACGCAGTCGTATTTCCCAAAGTCCCGGACGGAGAAAGCCGGGGCGGGGTCCTCCCCCAAAATACGACGGATTTTTTCGGCTGAATAATTGACCTGGATCATGCGGATGAGCCGTTGCCCCAGGAGTTTCTTGGAAAGCCGGTAATTGTCGAAAATGTCTTGCAGCACCGTCAGGCCCTGGGCGCTACGCATTTTGGCCAGGATGCCAGCCATCTGGATGTCGGGGTTTTCCGGGGTGCCCATCAACTCGGCGTTGGCTCCAGGAATCTCCATGATGTCTCGGTCCAGGACCTCAGAAAGGGCAAAAAATCCTTGCGGGATGTCTGCCGGCACGATCTTCTGGGGCATTTTTTCGGGGGGGGTGTCGGCCTTGACCCAATTGACCTGCCCTTGTCCGCTCTGGTATAGGGCCTCGGGGTTGACCATCGTGTCGGCCCAACCCGTCCAGCCGCTGGATATCTGGCTGGAAATCATGTCCAGCATCTGCGACCGGCGCTTGTTCACCTCGATCTGAGGGTCCCGCATACAGCGGACTACACCCTGGAGTTTCCATGCCGCGTATTCGCACTCAGGGTCAAAAAAGCCCAAAATCGGAATCAGCGGGTAATCATCCAGCCCGGTCGGGTCCGGTCCCGTGTAGATCGGCTCGCCCTCAACCAGGGTGATCAGCTCGGAACTCCGGCGCATCCCATCCACGGTCGTCAGGCTCGGATGCGAGGCCAGGAGCACTATCAACCTCTCGTCGTCCTTGCCGCCTCCCCACGCCTGGCTCTGCCCCGTCTGGCGGTCCAGGATGATCGTGTACGGCTCGTACCTGCGGCGCCAAAATGAATCGTACGTGTACAGCTCGCCCTTGGCCACGCCCGATGGTATCGGCCCATCCGTGAATTTGTTGTCCTGGCCCCCATGCCTATGCAGGCTTTCCAGCTCGTCTGCCGTGATTGACCCGGACGGCAGAATCGCCAGCACGTCGTCCCGGCGCATGAAGTCCCGGCGGATCACAAACGCGCAGTCGGTCAGGTCCCGGCGCGTGAACATCGGGTCCAGGAGGCACCGGTTGTACGGCACCCGGGCCATGCGGATGTCACCATTTAGCGGATCGTCGGAGTAGTCCAGGTAAAGTTGGATCAGATTCAAACCGGTTTTGAGCGCACCCCCGGCGAACGCATCGGACATGACGTTGTAGCCATCCATCTGCGTCATGAGGGCCTGCAACAGCCCGGAGAACTGATTGGCGGCCTGCTCGTCGCTCCCCTCCACGGGGTCCACGCGGAAGGCCATGCGGTTTTTTCTCTGGTATCCCTCGATGAGTTTGAGAACACGGTGGAGGCGGTTGAATACCAGGGCGGCCCTGCGCTGGGCATCCAGATATGCCTTTTCCTGGATCGTCCACTGATCCCCCATCGCAAACTGGAGGTCTTGCCTCGCCTCCGTCAACCACGGCTGCCAATGCCCCAGAGCGAGGTTATACGCCTCGTTGAAATCCTTGCGGCTGTCGTTGTCCCCGAACCTCATGCCCTTGCCCCCCAGGTCCTTGGCGCGGCCAGGCGCTCATACATTGCGGCCGCCTGCTCTGCCGTCATGCCCCCGACTCCCGATGCGGACCTCGCCAGGTCCCGGCCAACGGCCAGGTAGCGGAAGGCGTCCGCAGCGTGAGAGGTCCAGTCATGGAGGGGGGCGGTTTGAAACACCTGGCCCCGCTCGTCGTATCGTGCGCGGTACTGCCGGATAGCATCCATGCCCTTGTCGCACCGCTGGCCGTCGAACCAGGTCCGGGGCAGCATCATCCGGGCGGCGTTGATGCCGTCCATGATGGGCAGGTTGGGGACAATGGTGAATTTTAAGCCCAGGTCCCGGGCTGTCTCAATTCGGCTTTTCCCGGTCCCGAGCTCGCGCACCGCGATGTCGTGCGGCGCCAGGTGAGCGCCGTAGTAGTAGCCTTTGGCCCGGAGCACATCAGCGTAATGCCTCATGCCCTCCCCGCTGGCCTCGTAGTAGTCTACGACCCGGACCTCGCCCAGCGGCCCGAGCTGGAAAAACCATATGGACGTGGAGTCGCTCATGCCCAGGTCCCAGGCCGTGTGAACGGGAATCTGCGGATCAATCGTGATGTCCAGGATGCGGCCGTCGCGCTCGGCCCGCTCCAGCTCCTTGCCCCAATAGGCGCCAAGAATCGCGGCGGTCCACGAGCACTCGAACTCCTGCGCGTACTGCTCCTCGGTCATGGTGGCGCGCGCGCTGGCCAGCTCCTCCGCGTTGATGATCCCCGTCTCGCTGGCCCGGAAAACTCCTGTGTACCAGCCAGGCGCGGTCTTGGCCTGCTCGTGTAGCTGGAAAAACTGGTTGTGGCCCATCGGCGTACCGATGAACATGGCCCAGCCCTGGCGGTCGGAAAGCGCTGGCCGGATGACTTCTCCCCAGAGGCGCGGGGACATCTGAGCAGGCTCATCAAGTACCGCCCCATCCAGGTACAGGCCGCGCAAAGCGTCCGGGTTCTCGGCCCCGAGGAGCTGAATCCGGGCCTTGTTGGCAAAGTCTGCCCGGAGCTCCGATTCGTTGAACGTGGTCCCAGGAATCACGCCGGCGTATTTGCGAAAGTAATCCCATGAAACCTGCTTGGCCTGCCGGTATTGAGGTGCGATGTAGGCGTATCGTGGGCGTTCTTTAGCGCAGGTCATGGCGGCCCTCAAAAGTTGATTGACGGCCATGACGGTTTTTCCAAACCGGCGGTGGCATACCAAGACCTGGAAACGCTCGGGCTGCTCGTGTATCCGGGCCTGCAACAGCCTCGGACAGTAGGGTATCACGACCTCAGCCGCTCGCCGGTGCCTGCCCATCTACTCGCCCTCCTGCTCGGGTTCGATGGCCCAGCGGATCGTGAGCGTGTCAGGGATGCCTGACAATTGGGTGTCAAGACGGTCACCAAATATCTCCTTGCGCCTGCTTTTTAGGAGAAAAATCACCAGGGTATCAGAATACTCCCGCACCACTCCGCACTCTGCCCCCTGGTAGAACACCGGCCTATCCGTGCCGTGTACCGCTCTCCGGTACGCCTCGGCTTCCAGCGCGTCCACGCCAGTCTCCACGGCCTCATCCCAGGCCGAAGCAAACTCAGGATCACGGGCGCGGGTATCGTAGGCACAACGCCTTGAAAGTCCCACGGAATCAGCGGCGGCGGCCACATTTGGGGCCGCGCGGAGGAACGCGAGGAATTTCTCTCTTCTTTGAGGCGTGAATCCCGGGCGACCTTTCCCGGTGTATTTCACGGTTTTCTTCATGGTGTGTATTTGACACACAATGCGGGTGCTTTGTCAAGGGATATTTTCAAGGCGTGTATTTTGAGGCAGTTATAGACCCGTCAAAAACAATCCGTGTAGCTCTGAATCCCCAGGATTGCGCTCTCGAACCGCGTATATCAGGCCCCAGGCTCCCACCTGGGCGTTATCGTCCGTGGATTACCGCTCCACGGCCGCGCCGGGCCTGTGACACCCGGACTCCGTAAATCTCTTGAAACCCATCCTCACGGCATGGGCAGCCTGTTTATCCCTTGTTTCCGGCCTGTTGTAGTGCCTGGGGAGGGCCGAAATGCGGGGAGCCCGGGTGTAGGCTCGCGGTGATTGCGTGCTCATAGGTGGTAGGAGAGCACATTTTCGGGGCTATGTCAAGGCAGTACATCCGTCCTATCCACCAAGCCCACGGGTAAAAACGCCGCATGCGTGGGTAGAAATGCCGCATCGTTGTAAAGCCTTGTGCTGCAAGGGTTTCCGTGGTTCTGGCG